CAAGGCTCGTGAGCGTTATTCGTTCGGCTGGTCTGATCCGCTAGGCGTCTTCGGTTCACCGGGCGCTTAAGTTGTAGGAGGGGGGGTTGCAAAACCCCCCTTTTGTTGTATTCTGTAAGGACTAGGATTTTACTCGTACCAACTGACCTAGCAGACTTAGTAGAGAGGGTACGAGGATGTGCTACTACACGAGGACAATATGGCAACTACTACCTTTTCCGGCCCAGTAAAGGCTGGCACAATCAAAGATACTACCGGTACCACGGTAGGCACCGACGTAGCAAACGTAGGTTTTGTTTTGATGGCTCAATCTGCCTTAATCGACATTATTGGCGCCACTTCAAACAACCAAGTCGTGGCTACTATCCCTGCAAACTCACAAATTGTTGACGTTATTCTGAACGTCGCAATTGTCAATAACGACACTGGTACAGCCACTGTTGAAGTTGGAACCTCTTCTGATGCTAATGCGTTTATTCCAAGCACTAGCGTTAAGGCTCTTGCGACCACTCGTGGAACTCTGGATACAGAAGCCACGAACGTCGGAACAACAGATTTGCAGGTTCTAGTTGACTTTGCTGCCCAAAACGGTGACGGTACGACTGGTTCAGCAACGGTAACTGTTCTTTATATTCAGAACAACAACTTAGCGTAATAGGAGGCTGACATGGCTTCCATGCAATATGATGTATTTGGCACAAAGCCGTTAACTGCTACTGGTAACTTTAAAGACCAGAACAATAACGACATTAACCGGACTCGTATCATAACGACATTAACCGGACTCGTATCAAAACCATATATGCGGTAAATGGTACGAACGCCGGGTCTGTCGTTATCCGCGAAGGCGGCGCTAGTGGTGACATCGTGCTTACTGTAAATACTGCCGCAAGTGGTACGGCTGGATACACCATTATCCCGTTACCGGGTGAAGGTATTCTGGTCAAAACCGGCACGTTACATGGCACTGTTACTGACACAACCTCAATGGTACTTTTCTACGGATAACCAAAAAAATGCAAAATGAAAAAGGTTACACGTTGGCAGGCCGTCAGATTTTCTTTGGCATACCTGCTTACGACCACAAAGTTTCACTCAAACAAGCAATCTCTTTGATGCGGTTTGCCCAGCAGGCGCCACAGCATGGGATTGACATTATGGTTGGAAGTATTTGTGGGTGCTCGGTAGTTTCCCGGGCACGTAATCTTTTAGTTCAGGATTTTTTGGAGTCTAACGCTACAGAGTTGATGTTCATTGATGCGGACATTAACTTCCAGCCAGAAGACATTATTCGGCTAATGGCATGGATTTCTGAGCCAAATATCGACATTGCTGCCGGTATCCCCTGCGCCAGAAAGACCGAAAAGACCTATATCGTCAAGTTAGACGAAGATGGGAACGGCGTCACTATGAACGGCATGGGGCTAGTACGCGCGCAACGTGTGGCTACCGCCTTCATGATGATTAAGCGTGAAGTCATTGAGAAGTTGATTAAAGACAACCCCCAGTGGAATTACTGGGATAACAAGACCGAGCGCACGCTGTCTGCCATTTTTGACTTTGCGGTTAAAGATAACTCCTACGTGGGTGAAGACTACCTATTCTGTGACCGCGCCCGTGCGGCAGGTTTCCAAGTCTGGGTAGACCCAACTATTAAGTTGGGGCACATGGGAGTTCAAGAGTACGAGGGTGATTATGGCAATGAAGCCTTCTACCCACGGCTCGTTAAAGATGGAAAAGTGGCAAATGGCTAAGACTCCTGCGTGGCAACGCAAAGAGGGTAAGAACCCAAAAGGTGGGCTAAATGCTAAGGGAAGGGCATCGTATAACGCTGCTAACCCCGGTAAGCCCGGCTTGAAGGCTCCGCAACCCGAAGGCGGCTCACGTAAGAAGTCATTCTGTGCCCGCATGACGGGTATGAAGAAGAAATTAACCAGCGCTAAAACCGCTAACGATCCAAACAGCCGTATCAATAAAAGCCTGCGGGCGTGGAAGTGCTGACATGGAACAGTTTTTCTTAGTTGGGTGGTCTGCCCTACTAACTGCTTTTGTAGCAGTAGTTGGGTTTATTGCCCGTGAAAAGAACGAGAAATTAAAAGATCTCGAAGATAAAGTTAATAACGCTAGAGTGGAGGTGGCCCGTGAAAACGCTACTAAAACAGAAATTGCACAACTTGTTGAACACTTTGACACAAGGTTTAACCGCCTTGAAATCAAAATTGATGGCCTTATTTCAAAGGGGTAAATGATGCTAAAAGACATTCCGGAAGATAATACCGGACTTCCTAATCTACCTGAAGCTGTTCGCAACAAAATGGGGTACAAGCGTAGCGGTGGCAAGATCCCTACTATGAAAAAAGGAGGTTCCGTTGGCTCGGCTTCTAAACGTGCTGATGGAATTGCTATGCGCGGTAAGACTAAAGGACGGATGGTGTAATCATGGCTGACGATAAAAGAATTGAAGGCCGCACTACTTATATAGAAGAGAACATGAAGGATGGGGTTCTTAAAGATCTTGTTATGAAAGTTAGCAAGATGGGTGATGCTGTTGGGTTTACTCAAGAAGACAAGTACAAGGGTAAAACCAGAGAAGAGGTAGCCAAGAAATCTGCGCCTGAGAAAAAGCGGGCTGGTGGCGCTGTTAAGTCATCCGCCTCTAAGCGAGCCGACGGTGTTGCTATGCGCGGTAAAACTCGCGGAAGGATGGTGTGATGCCAGCCGTATCAGCCAAGCAAGAAAGGTTTATGCAAGCAGTGGCTAATAACCCAAAGTTTGCAAAAAAGGTGGGCGTACCAACGTCCGTAGGCAAAGAGTTCACTAAAAAGGAAGGTGGAGTCATGAAAGAGTCAAAGGCAATGATGAAGAAGGAAGTGTCCTTTATGAAGAAAAAGGGCGCCCCCAAGTCCATGCTCAAGCATGAAATGAAAGAAGCCGGTATGAAGAAGATGCGTGCTGGTGGTCTAGCTGGCGGTCATAAATCTGCTGATGGCGTTGCTAAAAAAGGCAAAACCAAAGGCAAAGAAGTAAAAATGATGGGCGGCGGGATGTACAAATGAGGCCAAGCCGGGGGATGGGGGTAATTAACCCCTCTAAAATGCCGAAGGCCAAGACGATCACCCGTAAGGATGATCCGAATAAGGTCAAGATGTTTGCTGAAGGCGGTGAGTCTAAGGTAAACGAGGCTGGTAATTACACCAAACCCGGCATGCGTAAGCGCTTGTTTGAAAGTATTAAGGCTGGTGGCAAGGGCGGTGCTCCGGGTCAATGGAGTGCCCGTAAAGCCCAGATGCTGGCTTTGCAGTATAAAAAATCTGGTGGTGGGTATAGAGATTGAAAGCGCCCCAAAAAAGTCTGAAGGCATGGACAGAACAAAAGTGGAGAACTAAGAGTGGCAAACCTTCTACGCAAGGATCGCAGGCTACAGGGGAAAGATACCTCCCAAGCAGCGCCATCAAAGCGCTCTCCCCGCAAGAGTACGCCGCGACCACCCGCGCCAAGCGAGCCGGTAAAGCAGCCGGAAAGCAGTTCGTCGCCCAACCTAAAAGGGTGGCTGCAAAAACTGCTAGGCATAGGAAAATAGGATGAGCACTACTGGAACGACCAACTTTAATCTACAACTCAACGAACTCGTTGAAGAGGCGTTTGAGCGAGCCGGTGCTGAGTTACGCACGGGCTATGAGTTACGCACGGCACGTCGTTCCCTAAACTTATTAACGATTGAGTGGGCTAACCGGGGTATTAATCTCTGGACGGTTGAGCAGGGGCAGATTTCTATGGCCCAAGGACAGATAACCTATCCGCTCCCAATAGATACCATTGATTTGATGGACATGGTGATTCGTACCCAGACCGGTATTAATCAGTCAGACATTAATATCAACCGAATTTCTAGCAGCACCTACTCTACGATCCCCAACAAGAACGCTCAAGGCCGACCCATTCAGGTCTGGATTAACCGGCAGACTGGGTACAGTTATCTTTCTAATGTCACCTTGAGCGGCAACATTACGTCCTCGGATACGACCATAACTCTGAGTTCTACGGCTGATCTAGCCAATGTAGGCTTTATTCAGATTGGGTCAGAAGTCATTGGATACAGCGGAGTTAGCGTAACTGCTCCTCTAAATCAACTCCAGAACTGCGTGCGGGGCGTAAATGGTACAACGGCTGCTGCCCATACATCGGGCGCGGCAATAACGGTACAGAACCTGCCATCGGTTAACGTCTGGCCCGCCCCAGATCAAGGATCTACAGCGGCTCCTTACTACACATTTGTTTACTGGCGCTTGCGTCGGATGCAGGATGCCGGTAATGGTACGTCCACAGAAGATATTCCGTTTCGCCTTCTCCCATGTTTAGTAGCGGGGCTTGCTTACTACATCGCTATGAAGATTCCAGAAGGGGCGCCTAGATTAGATATGCTGAAAGCGGCTTACGAAGAGCAGTGGTTATTGGCTTCAAGTGAGGATCGTGAAAAGGCTGGGCTGCGGTTATCGCCCCGGCAGTATTTTTATTGATGGTGGGCTATGTCAGGGCCAAAGTTTGCTTCTGGTAAAAAGGCAATATCGGAGTGCGATAGATGCGGTTTTCAGTACAAGTTAAAGGAATTGAAGAAGATCGTCATCAAGACGAAGAACATCAATTTGCTAGTTTGCCC